CTTCTTTCTTCGTTGCTCGTTTTATTTCAAAACCAAACAGTTTTAATAATGAGTTATCGGTGTCTGCCATAAAAATTCCTAATAATCTAACAAGGGAGCCTTACGACTCCCTGTTATTTAGTCGCTTCTTAAGAAGTGGTATTAGATTCCCAATACTGGTAAGCAAACGAAACATCAAACGTTTCGATTTCTGCGCCCTGATCATATGACAATGCGATCTCAGTTACAGACTCGGGGAATGCTCCACGGAAGTTATAACGCTTGAGAACACTTTCGTCACGATCGAGTTGCTCTACGACGAGATCAACCTGATAGTCAGCAGGGTTAGTCAAACCAGTGTTGGCAGAGTGTGCGTTGATGCCGTTCATCCATCGTTCCATGGCGTCACGAATCTCAAATCCAGTATCGTTGAGAACGGTAACAGTCCATGGTTCGAATGTGCGATCGCCACCCACTTTCAATATACGACCCCGAAAAGGAACTTCGAGGGTCGCAACAGTAGACGCAGGCAAGTTAGCCGCACGGCACATGAATGAAGTGAGTTCAACATCACCACCAGCATAAGCGGGGTAGTTTAGTGTGACCTTAAATAAATTAGATCGGGCACCACCACCACGCAGTTTTGATTTAAAATCATCGACTCCTAGAATAGCCATTTTTTATCTCCTTATGCCAAGCCGACTACTTCATCGAAGTCTACGCCAGTTCGTACTGCTACGAAACTTAGAGTAACGTAGTTGATAGAACGTGCGGGCTTGATGTAAATATCAGCAAGGAATTGATTGGTGTCAATTATTTGTGGTGTGTTATTCGTCTCGTCACACACAACTCGGAAGTCGGTAATACCTCGTCGACCTTGAATCTCTCTCAAGAAAGGCTCAACAATGTTTACAAACTCCGCACGAGTGAATTCGTCGTTGAATTCAAACATGACCTGTTGCGCCGCTCGCTTGATTGCTCGTTCCATTACAAGGAACAAACGACGAACGTTGATTCGGTCAAACGCTGAAGGTCGAGCAAGTTTAGTCTTGTCGCCAAACAGTAAGATACCTTGTCCTGGGAAACTCACAATTGGGTTAACACCGTTCTTATACAGCGCATCACGTTGTGATTTCGTTGGACTCCATGCTACTGTAGACGCTCCAAAATATTGTCCTCTTCGTGAACCTGCGGGTGAGAACCATGGTGCCGCTACAAAGTCAGTAGCCGCCATGATACCTGCGGTCGAAGAAGCCGCTGGGATGTACGTATACTCATCATTGTACTTGTCGTATACACGCAAGTAGTTGTTGTCAACTACCAAGTATGATGATGATGGAAGCGTATTTGCCCATCCAATAACGTTATTTTGAATAGTCGTAGGATTCGCTATGTTCACTACACCATCACGATGAGGTGAAGATACAACAATACAATCTTTTCTCAGAAGCTGTGCGGTTGTTATCAAATCATCCACAACATCTTTCTGATCAGCCGCAGTCGCCATTCCAGGAGCAATCAAGAAGTCAACCTGAATCGTGTCAACATCTTCGTACTGGTCAAAGCCAGTAAGAATCGTTGCTTTCGATAGAGCGTTCGTTGGTTGATCGCCTGAAGTGAATCGCTTGGTATATACGGTTCGATCAGTTACTGAAGCCGCAGTAAAGTCTGCCGCAGTGTTTGATGTCGGTTTGCCCGCAGGTAGTGACGCCGCCCAAACATAAGATGAACGAGCATTCAATACATCCAAAATTGAATTCGTTGATCCTAATGGAGTCTTAGCATCTTTAGCGAGTGATACAAACGGGAAGGTTTCAAGGATAGTACCAACAGTTCCAGTGAAGTTTCCGCCTCTGTCGATGATAGCTACGTGTACTTCGTCGTATGCTAATGCCGAATCAGCCGAGCGCTCTGCGACGTATGAAGAGGTTCCTGGTGCTTCATCAAACGCATCTTTGTAAGCCCACGCATCAAACGCTGTGTCACCAGAAGTAGCAGGACATAGAGAAATCTCTAATGAGTTACCTGCCAAGCCAGGATACTTAGCGATGAATCGGTGAGAAGAAGCTAAACCAGACTTGTCTTCGTTCCACTGACTGATATTTTCAACAAGCACACCGTTCGCAGAAGAATCTACAGCGTTTAAGTGGGTGTCTGTGTCAATACCACGAGTGACGTAGAGAGTGCCAGAATATTTGAGAAAAGTTGCCGCAGACAAAAAGTCTACGTTGTTGCTGTCCGCAACAAGGGTTGGTGATCCGAAATTTGCCACAAGTTCTGCTTCGTTTCCGATGAGAATGGGCGAATTGCCTGGACCCCAATTATAATCACCTACAGTAGCACCAGTCGAAGAGGTTACCGCAGGTACAATACCTGACAGGTCAACTTCACGTACTACTACTGCGGGAGACTCAGATGGTAAAAGTGCCATAGTCGTGTCCTTTTTTTGTTAGCATGGATATGATATCATAATACGAATTGTTTCAATATTCTTATTTATAAGATATCGAATTTCAGATATACCAACTAACAAGGACGATTCTATGACCCCTCTCGACTAGTGATACTCCGTGACGTGTTCCATTATCATATACTAAACTCTCACCAGAATTCAGTTTGGGTGTACAAGGTACCTCTTGCTTGCGATGAACAGAGCCCGTTCGCTGAACATAACTTCCCTTTGGAGTGGGTAAATCGTAGTGTTTATCCCACACAAGAGTCTCACCACCAATCAGATCGTTACTCTCTTCTAACAATGTGATGACTGTTTTAGTAACCGTATTAATGTTGTCTGTATGTACTCGTGTCCAAGAATAAGGAACATACTTGAGGAAATAGTGTGACTGATTGTCATAGCCATAACGATCCTTCATGTATTTGTCGATCGAAATTAAAGCAGGATTAGTTTTCTTTTGGCTAGAATTGGCGTTTCGTTTTTCTACGTTAAATAACGAGTAATCTTGATGAGCATATTTTATAGGTATCTCATGATATAGATCCCAAGCACTTTGAAGTTGCTCTTTGGTTAGGATGTTCCTTTTATAGAATTTATGGTATTTCATGAGTAGTAATCCGGTTCGAATGGAATGTGCCAGTTTCTGTCTTTTAATTGTTCTTCCATTTCCAATGAGTCCATGTAATCGCTTGCGTCGTCAACAAAGCCAAATGGAACAACATCATTCTCAATTTCTTCCATACGCTGTTCAAACATTAACTGCTTTAAGTTAATATCAGTCATATCTGTGAAATAAGAACTCGTGGCAAAGAAACCGAACATTACCAAATTCATCATTAAATCATCATGATTTCCCTCACTCGCTTCATATGATTGTCCCTTGGCTACAAAGGTAGATATTTCTAGTATTGTATTCTCGTCGTATATTTCGAGTTTACCTTCTTCGAGAATATCTTTAATGCCTGAACAACCAAGACGTTTTGTCTTACGATTGATTTCGACACCCATCTTATTTTTTATGGCAGACTCGACGTGCATATTTTCGTATTCTAAGTCAAGATACAAACCGTTACACACCAACGTGCCTTGGTCATTTGACTCAATTACAACATATGCTTGATTGTAGACAGTCGCATACTTATATATAATATTGGGAAAGAGCAAGGGAGATATAGTGTTGCACCGATATACAGCAACCTGCTCGAAAGGTCTCGTGCTAAGGTCGATAATAGTAAATGTCGAATAATCCTGTCCTCTTCCCTTCGATACATCGACGGTCATAATGTATTCGTGATTTTCTTGTGTCTCTTTGTACACAAGTAGATGACCATTCTCCATTATTTTAATGGGGTTTCTCGCACGAAGCGAGAGTAGGGTGTTCGCATTAATTAGCGTATCACCTGTACCAAAGAACGTGTTGCCAAATTCTTGATCGAACTGAAGTTGTGATGTGTTCGAAATAGTGGTTTCTTTCCACTTCTCATCACGACCAGGAACGTCCCACCAGTTTACCGTGAACGGTTTGTATTCGTTTGTGCCTTGTACAGCGCCTTCCCATATCTTGTGAAAGATATTACCAATGCCATTTGCTGTAGATGTGATGATTACCTTGGTATCTTTACCAGACGAGATTACAGGATAGGTTGACGTATAGAACTCTGTTGCTCGTTCAACAAACGCAAACTCGTCAAGAAACAGTAAGTTTACCGACATACCACGAATAGAACTACCAGACGTAGATGCCGCAATGATTCGAGAGTTGTTACTGAACTCGATCGAACCTTTGTTTAGTATCTTACATCCTGGCTGAAGAAACCATGGTAGGTTCTCAAGTGCGAGTGTCACACGAGCCAACATCTCACGGGATGTCGACCCTTTGTTGGCAAGAATGGTGATGGTCTTTTCGGGATGAAATATCGCATACCACAACAGATACACAACCGACGAAATAGACTTACCACTCTGACGACAAGCAAGAACTACCGAGAAACGATTACTGTTGAAGTGATCAAACATTTTCTCTTGGTAAGGATACAAATCAAAGTTGACAAGTCCCCTATCAAGGTTTATAATCTTAATGTAGTTTCGGGCAAAGTACGCAGGATCATTCGTACACTTAATGTACTCTTTGATTTGATGCGCAGTAAACTCTTGTTCCACGCCATCTGCTTTGACGTGGACATTACCCATATAATGATCACCCATCTGGAGTTATATCTTTTTCTTTTTCAGCGATGAGAAATTTCTGTAGTTCAGAAGTGCTACCAATAAACACATTGTTATTGGTGATTGACTTCTGCTCTTTATCTTCTTTTTCCCGAGTCACTTCTTTCGTAATCTTATTCAGTTCCATCAACTTGTCATTGACATCGGCGATGCCCTTGATCATGTTTGACAGAACTTCAAAGGCACGAGGATGCTCTGACTCACGAGCCACTTCCATCATAAGATCAAGAGACTCTCGCCCCTTTTCTATGAGTTCATAGTAAGTGGCACGAGAGTACTCATAGTCGTCCTTTATCTTCGCTTTATTATCATCATCACTCATATAAATTAACCGCCTCGCTCAAAGAAATCCTCGTCACCCAATTCAGTGTTTCTAACTCGAACCGCAAAAGTTACTCCAGTTTTAGTTACCACTATTGAAGGATCGTTGATATTTTCAATTGTTATATTGACGGTCATCGTAGCAAGATTCAAGGCTGTGGTTGTGGGAATAATACAATTCAAACCAAATATTCGGGAAGAACTACCAGAAAAATTCACCCAAGTTCCAAACGAATTAACAACTCCGTTATGATCTCCAGATGGACCGTCAGTAATATCTAATCGAATCCTATAATCGTTAGCATTGAATGATCCTGATATCCAATTGCCAATATTTTCGAAACTGGAAAGGGTTGTTGGTCCTCCGCCTACATCACCCCACACAGTTCCATCATTTCTAAACTCTATGTAACCAGGAAGATCATTTCCTGGAGGAAGAGTTTGTGATGATGCGTCAACATAAGAAGCAAAGAAACTTATCGCACCTTGATAATCAGTCGATAATGTAGAAGCAATACCTTGAATAGTAATTGTTTCCGTAGCACCGACATTTACAAGCGAAGCGTCGTCAAGATTTTCATAAATTTCAAAGGTGAAGGATTTAGATCCTGTTTTATTTGCTAAATCTACTTCAAATGTTCCTGAATTGCTTGACACTGTAACGCTACCAAATGCTTCTCCAGGTGTGTTGAACCATTCCCAATCGTCGTCAACGGCAAATGTGATTAAAGAACCATTAGCAATTGTGGTTGTAACAGCAGATGTCATAACGACACCCGTTGAACCAACTGAAGTGATTACTCCAGAACTCGATAATCCTGGAGTTGCTCTAGCGGACATACCGACTGTCAAACCAGTTGTGTTGCTCAAAGGCACAAACGTAGATCCTGCGCTTACACCGCTCGTTGATTTAGTTGGAAAAGTATTTGGTCTGTAATAATAAGTACCATTTGTTATGCTCGAACCACCCACTGTAAACGTGACTGTTGTATTCGCAGAAACGATTTGCTCAAGAGCATAGAATTCAGCAACGGCACTTTTATCGATTACTGTTTCTTGATAGGCTCCTTGGTTGTAAAGGACACCGCCTACAATAATAGAACTTGGTGTTCCTAACTCTTGAGGATAACCAGATTGCCCTGCGCCAGATTCTATAAACGTGCCTTCATCATATACTACATAAAGGTCAGTTGGAGTGCCTTCAATCCATGACCAATATGTTTCATTTCCAGATGTTCGATCATAAGCAGAGGATGTTGTACTCGTAGAAGGTGTTGTGTCGTCGGCGGTAAGTGACCATGTTACGGATTCAACAGGATCTGTGATTGTAACGTTTACTGTTCCAATTGTGGCTATCGGAGATCCACTGGCATAACCACCAACAGTTATTGTTGCCGTTACTGTTCTATCAGCTTCACCATACACACCATTATCACCGTTTGTCGCAAACGATGTTATAACTTCACCATTTGATCCAAAAGGAGCACTCGATCCACTTACAAAAGCCGTCTTCTGAGTTTCGGAGAATATACCTACACCCGTACCACTCAATTCGATATATAATGTTTCAGCAAGTTGATCCGCATAGACTGGATCAATACCGATGTACAGATTCGAACTTTCAGTTTGTGTGCTGATTACCGTTGTTCCAACCGCATCGTCGTATGCCGCCAACGTGTATTCAGGTATTGACTGTGCTCCTACAGATACAATTGGTGATGACGCCAAAGCCGCAGTAGCACCCACTTCACGAACATACATGCGGAACGATTCAGCACCGTCTCTTACATGATCATCATTGACCACTATTTCAACGTCTCCTGAACCTCCGGTAATGGCAATCGTACCATCAAAGGGGGTCACAAATACCGTTTCAAAATCATAATCGGTTAGAGAACCACTAACAGATACAAGATTATATTCATAAGTGCCGTCAGGATATTCACTTCCTAGATCAATCGTGAACGTCACGGTACGTTGTGCCAGAGTTCCTGACTCATCAATGGTTGTCTTATCAACGCCAATGGTTACAGGAGTTACTCCATCACCTTGAATGATTCTAGAAATAGAAGCAAGTTCTGTTCCGCCAGTAGAAGCATCATAAATGTACGCTTCATAGTTCTCGTTATCAGCATCTCCGTTATTGGAATATGTCAAGGTCAGTTCACCTGTGCCACCCGATATCACAATCTCTTGACGAGAACCGTCTCTCGGTGGAGCAGGAGTCCAATCAGCATCGTTTGTTGGATTAGATGGAGCGTTCGCAATATAGAACCAAACTGATCCGTCAGGAATGTTTGTACCACCAACGCTATATGTGACTGTGTCACCTTGTATACCAACTGCTGGATCTGCTGTCAAAGTATAAACGGGTGCTTCGTCACTGATAACAAACGTATCAGAAGGACTGTATCCGATCGTAGCGTCTGTTAGAGTAAATGAATATGTCTGATCACCTTGATAATCAGCATCGGTAGTTGTGCTTACAGTAACAGTCTCGGATGTACTTGCTACTGTAAAACTACCTGACTTGATTGGTATGCGACTATCTGATCCAGAAATTTGCCAAGTGATTTCTTTACCGATATCATCTACATCGGCTGTAACATTTGCGACAATATCATCGCCTTCTGTAATGTTATCAACAGATACAGAAAGCGTAGGAGCAACCTGAGTCAAGGTAATTTCTTCCGTCGCTACCACAATACCGTTGGCGTTTATAATCTTAAACACTGCTGTCTCAAGATCATCACTCAACGCATCAACTTTTACCGTAGCAGAAAATGTACCTTCCGCACGTGGATACAAAATGCCACTACCAACAGTCACAACAGAAATATCGATTAGTTCGGGATCTGCTTGAGTTGGTATTGTTCCTTCAAAGTCGGCTGAACTAGCAGTAGACGCAACAGTATCCAAATACCAATACAGTTCGGAGTTGCCTCTGTATTCGGGATTTATACCAGTGACAGTAAACTCAATTTCTGTACCTTCGTCTACAGCACCAGAAGGTGTTCGTGTTATTGACCAGTTCGGCACAACATCGATAATTGTTATTGTTTTTTCATCGAGGAGACGCCCAGATCGATCTTCTATATACAGCTTAAAGGTTTCATCACCTTCGAGCGGATCTGATTCTGGCTCAATAGTAAACCCCAAGTAAAAAGATCCAGCGCTTCTATTGATCTCAAGGTATTGTTTGTTGTCTGAGTCGTATAAGGGACCTTCACTAGTAAAATCAGAATCTGTGGTGTCAATGTGTTCGCCCCACCAATATACAACGTCGGTACCATCATTTCTGACATTGGTTCCTTGAACTACGACGCTCATAGTATAGCCACTGGCTAATCCACCCTCCACTGAAGCAGACGCCGCTTGAATTTCATATGTGGGTGTGGTATACTGATCAATCACATCGTTTAATGTTACAATATTAGCTTCCACGTCATCGACAAGAAGCACTTCTCCACCAAGATACATGCCCGCAGGATGAACAAAGAGTTTGAATACTTCTTTCCACTTAGAGATGGAAATACCCACTCGAATAAGCAACGCAAATGTTTGATACAGTTTGTCGTCAGTCAAATACCTTAATGAGTCTGCTCCGATTCGAGAGTCTTCAACACCAACAAGAAAGATATTTTCTTTGGGGTATAATACTTCTACATCTTCGCCATAGAACGAACGAAAGAACCACTCGATAGCAAACCGAGTTCCCTTTGATCGAAACATGGTGTTTGAAAAGTTTGCGGCGGCTCGTAGTTCAGTTTCGTTTGAACCGAATCCTTTGAAATACGCTTTACCCAGTAACAACTCGTCTTCGATGTATTCCAGTAGAGTAATATCAGTTTCATTGATATCACGAGAAGCGAACAAGTGCTTGATAAGTTCGGTCGAATCATCCTGATCCTGAAACTCATAGTATCTCTCAAGTAGTTCAATAAACTTGGGATAGTATTCGGCGAAATGTTCAGGCAAGACGTTCTTAACCTGCATCTCCCGCAGATTAAGATTACGTCTTTTCTTATCAATAAAACTTGTATGCATTATTATGATCCAGAGGATACTCTCAAAAAGCCACCATCATTCCATATTTGTCCTGCCGACAATCCTGTGTCTACTGTTGGCAGATTGGTAAGCACTACAACATTGGTACCACCGCTCGGATTTCGAATGTTAAGTGCGCCCGTCTTGTTATCTATGTATGCGTTTGATCCGTCGTGATAAACGACCAAGTCGCTATCGGCACCTAGTCCAATTCCGTTTGTATCGGATGCGATGTTCAACCTGTTAAGTGAAGGATTGTAACGCAGTGTTGTGTCTACGTTTACACCGTCACCACCCGAAGCCGCACTTCCCATGTGTACATAATAAACAGCGTTGTCTGATACGGCATTGATTGTTACGTTCGTTGCGGTTGTGGCAGTCACAGCGTCAACGTTTGTAATAGACGAACCATCTCCCTCAAAGAAAGATGCGACAAGAGTTTCTGTAGTAGCGTCGTATGTCAAACCAACATCTGTCGATACGCTGTCTAAACCAGTAGCACTCGATTTCATTGTAATGTAGTTTAGACCACTAGCACTAGACGAAATCGTTTTCTTTGTCCACTGCGCTCCACCATACAAGAATAGTTCAGTTTCAGTTGTGCCCTGAATTGTATTGGTCGAAGGATTGTATAAGAACGCCCCGTCAGTGTTGGTGCTATCCAAGCCAGTCGCATTCTCTCGGAACATCACGTGATGTGAAGCATTTACACCAGAAGAAGTCGCATTGATTTCGTTAGCGGATGCCGAAGAGGCTTCGATGTTCGTGAGGAATCTTCCATCACCTACAAAGAAAGGCGCTCCGAAAGTTC